TTCCGTACAACATGACATACTTTGCGGAATGTCGTATCTTCTAATAATATTATCGCAACTTATTGTGTGTTCACACTTCCAATTAAACCCTTTCTCTTTCAGCAGTTTAGCAGTTTCTAATGTTACAAGTTCTTCGGTCATAGTGTTCCTCCTTTGTTTTAAAATGTTCAATCAGTTCATTTAAGGTAGCCTTGTGAATGACGTCCAAATTCACGTCAACATCATTGTAAACCCAATAAGTAGAGAACTTGATTTCAGGACACAGAATCCATTTATCACCATCCGTAAACCATTGGTTCTTGTCTGTATCATCCCTCAATGCAGCGATAGCTAGGAAAAGTTCCTCGTTCGTTCCGCAATCAACAAGGACATCTATTTCTTTAAGAGCATTTATATCATCATCGCACCATGAATAAACCGAAATAATTCCAAATATACAAGTACATAGATTATGCCAACCTAAATATGGATTACAATAATAGCCAAGTTCTTTTAATCTATTTCTAATATTATCAGTATTTTTGCGTATAAAGCATGGTGTTGTAAATCCCATAGTTGTTCCTCCTTATCTATCTTAATATCCGTTACTTCTCCACGATTAATAAAACGTTCATCAGAGTTATAATATCCAGCAATTACTGTACACAAGGAACGATCTGTTCTACATTGTTCTTGTAGACTACAATTGTCACATGGTGCACTATTCCGCATTAATACTAATTCATGCAGCACCCCATCTATTATTATTCCGTTATTTACTTTCATATCTCAATCTCCTTTTTCTTTAATTCGTTCAAGTACATCCCTGTTGGCTTCGAGTATATCATCGAAAGAGGGGATTGGAAACCATGCCAGCACGATACTATTTCTGTGAATCCATCTTTCCTTTGTATCTAAATTGCTACTTCTACAAAACTTTTCTTCTCGAATACATGGTATGCCATACCACATTACCAAAACAAAAACTTTTTGCCCTTCTTCCGGCAACCGTTCTTTAACGTTAATCCAAGGCGATTGCTTTGACTGCCACTCTGCACCACATTGAAAATCTTCCATACTATCAGCATGACGTGAAACGTAGGTATCCGCGTCAACTTCTTTCAGAACGTCTTTTCTGAACTTCGTTTTATTAGTAGCATAATCGTATGCTGCTTCTTCTACTGTCTGTTTCATTTCTTACTTTATTTGAATTAATAAATTGGCACATCATAGCCTTTTTCAATCAAGAACTTTATTGCATTTAACCCAAGACGTTCTCCATGCCATTTTTCTGTTGACCACTCTCTATGATAGTGGTAGGACAAATCTTCGGGATTAAAAAAGAAAGTAATTTCGCCACTATCTCGATTATCCTCTTTCCGTGTAGATTTGTATGAGCACCATACTGAATCTCTAAACATGGTATTATCATACTCGGTTAAAGTTGGATAATTCCAATAGTCAGGATGAGCGCAGCATCCTTGAATTACTGCAACCTGCAAAATATCCTCTTCTGATATTTGCATTAAAGGCTTATCACCAATCACTATTTGCTTCATTTTTCTTCAGTTTTGAGCTTTTCAGACTACATCATTAATACTAATTTCTCCTTTCAATACTCGTTCTACCTGTCTGTCGATTATCTCTTGAAACTCTATCTGGCAGATAAGCGAGCAATCCGGTATAATCTCTTCTACTGGGTCGCCCCGCCACGTTGGTAGTTCATCAAGGAAGATACGACCGTCTTTATCCTTTAGGCAGGTAGCTCCAACATCACGCTCAATCTGCGCCATTCGAGCAAATACTTCCGGAAAGTCCTTCCGGATTTTATTCCAGTATCCCATTCCACCTTTGACACAACCGATACAATTATTGTTATTGTAACCCATCTTGTACATGGCAGGGATTTCAATGCCAGCTTTCCAAAGCATTCCCATTGCATCTTGCTTGGTTATCTGTCGCTCGATAAGTGGGAACAACGGCTTTGTATCAGGATATTGCTGTTTAAAGCGGACAGCACGGTTTATTTCTTTCGGGTCAAAGTCGAATCCCCAGACTTGACCGTCCCAATTTCCCAACTCTTTTTCCAGCTTGTAACGGACTTGTTTCTTTAATTCGAATGTGCAAGCTGCACCAGTAGGACCATTAATAAATCTTTTCTTAGCCAACACATCCTCTACGTTAAGATACTTATCGCTGCGAATGGTATGAATTGGCCGCCCGTACCATCTCTCGCAATCTGAGATAAATCGGACATTATCTGAATGCCCGGAACCTGTTTCGATATAATAGAGTTGTACATCGTTATACAAGTTCAATGCTATCTTACAAGCTACTGCGGATGTTACACCGCAAGAAAACCATGCTATTATCATTTGATTCCTTTCTAATCAGTTATTAGTTAATTGGCAATTTCATAAAGCACATCCATATCGTTTTACTTTGTCGGCCAGTGGTATGCCCAAACAAAGGCTTATAAGGTATAATGGATAAAACTTCATTGACTTTTATTTCACTCTCACTCCATTTGAATACCAATGTCCCGTTGGGCTTTAGGACACGCATACATTCATCAAAACCGCTTTTTATCATTTCTTGCCAATTATCCTGAAGCCTACCATATTTCTTTGCCATCCATGATGTTTTGCCAAGTGTTTTCAAATGTGGCGGGTCAAACACGACCATGTAGAAAGAGCTATCCTCAAATGGCAAGTTGGTAAAATCAGCCACTATATCAGGTCTTATTTCTATTATCCTAATCTTATCTCTGTCCTTGGCCGTAAGTGTTTCCGAACGTTTGTCAACAAATAAGGCAAGAGGATTATATTTGTCAAACCAAAACATTCTACTGCCACAACAGGCATCTAATATAAGTTTTCCATTTTCCATTAAGCTATTTCTTTTGATTTCTTCAATCTCAACTTTCTCAATACTTTGCAAAGTGCTTCAGTATTTTTTCTCGCTTGTGTAACCTCCACCGCATTCCCGATAAATTTCTTTTGGTCAGCTTGTGTGCCTATTAAAACATAATCTTCAGGGAATCCCATAATCTTTTTGAGTTCCGGAATGCGAAGCATCCGCATTTTAATATCCACTATGCCATACAGTGCCATGAACTCCTTTATCTTCACGGTCATAGGACTATCATTGTCGTAGATTTCAATCGCTACCTGACCGCTTTCTGTTGCTACCAGATAGGGCGGCATCTTATCCATGCGGGCTATTAATGTGAAGCAGGGGCTATCAACAGAGCCGCCAGCACTGTTGAACTGTGGATTCATCAGATAGTGCCATTTCCTGTTTGCGGTAATGGTCTGGGAGGGTTCCTCTATACTGCTACCTACATTTGAGAATGCAGTATTCATTATCCACGGCTGGCATGTTACCAAGTTTTGTTTCGGTGTTGTGGTAACAGCGGGGCATGGTGAGTTTATATCAGACACCTGACCACCTCCAGAATATTGATTCATAAAAAATGGAGATACAAGGGAAAGTCTGTCTTTCGTCAGAAGTGTAGGACAAGGCTGATTAATATCCTTTCCTGTATCCTTAAAGTTATAAGAACACATAAATCGGCTTTCAATTAAAGCCATCCTGTCCTTCGTTGTGACCGTAGGTGCAGGAAGTTCCACCGAATGATTATGCCCGTTCCCATAGTAAGCCGATACAAAAACGTGGTGGTCTTTACAAGTGATTGCTCCAGCCGGTTCTTCCACTGATACGTTCTTGCTGTCGGGGTGTCCGCTAAACTGCTTAGAGAGGAAACAAACTTGCGCTACTCCAAGTCTGCCTTGCGTGGCTACCACCGGACATGGTTCGTCAATCCCAGGAGCGTTATATTTCCCTGTACGGCTCATAGAATTATACTTTACGAGGAAAGCATCCTTTCCTCCGGCTACAAACTTGATAAGTCCAGCATAGATACGTTCAAGCGTTTTCTCTGCAAGAGGCTTTTCCCTAAAGATGGTAGTTCCTTCGTCAGAAAAATCAAGAACTTCCTTGACGGGTTTCCATTTTTCCAGCTTAGAAAACATGTCCTGCCTGCCACCTTTACAGTGGGTCGGTTCAGGGAATACTATCGGCAAGCTCTTTTTAGCAAAGATGCCGAAGAAGCGTTTCCTTGTGGTGTAGGCACCGAAGTCGGCAGCGTTCAGGATGCGGTGCTCAAAGTTGTAACCGTACTTCTTGACATTGCGCACCCACTTCTGATAAAGCCTGCCTTTGTCCATGCTGATAGGTTTCCCATTCTCATCCATATCTCCCCATGACATAAACTCTTCTACATTTTCAATCTGAATGTAGTCAGGGTCTATAACATCA